CGACGAGGCTGCCGAGTTCAAGGGACGGTTCCTCACGAAGCTCCTCACGACGGGAAGCAAGCGCAAGGAATCGCTCGGCGTGATCATCTCGACGCCCGGCAGCCAGCCCGACAACATCTACGGCGAATTGATTAGCCAGGGCGAAGCGATCCTCCGCGGCGAGCTGGAGGACGATTCGGTGATGCCGATCCTGTACGGCATCGACGCCGACGACGCGATCGAGGACGAGACCTGCTGGCCGAAGGCGAACCCCGGCATGGCGTACGGGCAGCCCGACCTCAAGGCGCTGCGCCGCTCGTGGAACACCATGAAGCAGAGTCCGATCGGTCGCCACGAGTTCACCCGCTACCACGCGGCACGGCTCTGCGAGGACTCGGGCGGATGGCTCGACATGAGCCTTTGGCCCAAGCACGACCCGATCGACTGGGACACCTTGAAGGGTCGACCGTGCTGGGTCGGCCTCGACCTGTCGAAAACGCTCGACCTGACGGCGCTCGTGATGGCCGTCCCGCTCGAAGACGGGTCGGTGGCGCTTCGCGGCTACTACTGGTGGCCGAAGGCGGATGTCGCGCAGCGGGAACTCGACTACCGCCTGCCCGTCCGCACATGGGCGGCGAGCGGGTTCCTTGACCTCACGCCAGGGCGCGAGGTCGACTACGAGGCGGTGCGCGCGCGCATCAAGCAGATCGCCGCGGACTACGATCTTCGCAGCGTGGCGTACGACCGCTGGGGATCGAAGTATCTGGTCGAGCAGCTCGTCGCCGACGGCGTCCCGATGGAGGGCTACTCGATGGGCGTCGCGACCTTCGGACCGGGTTGCCAGTTGTTCCAGCAGCTCTGGGTCGGCAACCGAATCAGGTGCGCCGACGATCCCGTGATGCGCGCCGCCTGCAGGACCGCGATCGCGAAGCGCGACAGGAACGGGAACCTGACGATCACGAAGGAAGCGAAGCGCTCGATCGTCGACCCGCTCGTCGCCGCGGTGATCGCCGTCCATGCGTGGGGCGGTCAGCCGGGCACCTCGTATGATTACCTGCTTTAGAGCCAATGGCTTAGACGGTTTCGCGCACATGATGCGCCCGTGCTGAAGCAGATGCTCCGTCGACTCTTCGTCGCTCCGTGGGAATCAACGTATCTCCCCACGGATGTCGCGTCGGTCCCGAGCGTCACGCCGTGGAACGCGCTCCGCTACACGCCCGTGTATCGCGCCGTGACGCTGATCGCCGGCGACATCGCGCGCATCCCGTGCGAGATCGGATCTCCGACTGTCGACACGCTATGGAAGCAGCCTAACCGCTACATGAGCGCGTTCGAGTTCCGTCGCGCGCTCATCATGCAGGCGCTGCTGTACGGCAACGGCTTCGCGCTCATCAACCGGACGGTCGGAGGCGACCTGCTCGAGCTCGTGCTGCTTGAGCACGAGACCGTCTCGCTCGACCTCAAGAGCGGTTACCCCGTGTACCGAACGAAGCTCTACGGCGACGTGATGCCGGAGAACATCTTCCACATCCGCGCACCGAACACGAACGGACTGTGGGGCGACTCGCCGATCCGACTGTGCCGCACGTCGCTCACCGTGATGGCTGCGCAGGAAGACATGGCGCTCAAGTCGTACACGAACGCAGGCAACCCGAAGCTCGCGCTCATCCACCCAGGGCGCGTCGACCCCGCGCTGCTGCAGAAGATCGAGCAGCACTACATGCAGCGGCACGCGGGCAGCGACAACGCGGGCCGTCCGCTCGTGCTCGCCGACGGCATGAAGGTCGAGCGCATCTCGTCGACCATGGACGACACGGGCCTCGAGGCCGCGCGCCGCTACTCGATCGGCGACGTCTCGCGCATCTACGGCGTGCCCGCGTCTTACCTTTCCGAGAACGTCGGCACTTCGTACGGCACGATGGAATGGCTGTCGCGCATGTACGTCGACGCCTGCCTGGCGCCGTGGATCGCAAGCGTGCAGCACGAGATCCTCTCGAAGCTGACGACGATGAACGACACCGCGGACTTCGACACCGACGAGCTCATCCGTCCAGGCCTCGCCGAGACGATGGCTTCGCTGCGCACCGCAGTCGAGGCGGGAATCATCACCCGCAATGAGGCTCGCGACGAACTCGACATGGAGCCGCTTCCCGGTCTCGATGAGCCGATCGTCGCGAAGAACATGGGCACGGGCGGTGGCAGCACCAACATCGGGAACGACACCAGCATGAACGCAGGGAGCGCCCAATGATCTCACGACGCGGAGTCACCGCCACCGAGCAGAGCATCGACGGCCGCACGCTCGCGGGCTACGCAGCCGTGTACGGGCAGGACTCGCGGACCATCGTTGAGAACGGCCGCCAGTTCACCGAGCGGATCGCGCCTGGCGCGTTCAACGAGACGCTCTCGACTGGCGCCGACGTGAAGCTCTTCTACAACCACGACACCTCGATGCCGCTCGCGCGCACGAAGTCGGGCACGCTCACGCTGAAGTCGGACCGCAACGGCCTTGCGTTCTCCGCAAGCCTGCCCGAGACGACGCTCGGAAACGACGTGCGCGCGCTCATCGAGCGCGGCGACCTCACGGGCGAGATGTCGTTTGGATTCGTCGTGCAGCAGGACTCGTGGAACAAGGACCGCACCGAGCGGCTTGTGAAGCGCGCCCAGCTTCTAGAGGTGTCCATCGTCCAGGACGCCGCGTACCCCCAGACAAGTTCGAGCCTGCGGAGCGTCTCCGCGGCCTACCTCGATGCCGCGAATCTGCGGCTCGCACTCCATTTCCGAAGGATGGCAGACAATGTCCGATGAGCTGAACGAGTTGCAGTCGATCACCCACGAGTACCGCAAGAGCCTGCGCGCCTACGAGCAGCGCACCGGCATGGCCCCGCAGACGGTCGACGCCGTCGGCGCTGGCGAGGAGAAGGAGAAGTTCGCGCGCATGGACGCGGACCTGACCGCCATCGAGATGCGCGCGCAGGACGCGGCCGAGCGCAAGGCGCTGACCGAGCGTCTCGCGAAGCTTGAGGCGCAGCCGATGTTCAAGACGCGCGCCGCCGGCAAGGGCGGCCAGTCGTACACCCGCGACAGCGAGGAGTACGCGATGGCGTGGCTCCGCGGCGTCGCGACCGGCGACATGACGAGCCTCCGCGCAGCGACCGACATCGCGCTCACCACCTCGGGCGCCGCCGTTCCGACCGACATGGAGCGCCGCATCGTCGAGAAGCTCCAGCAGGTCGGCGTCGTGCGCTCGCTCGCGAAGGTCAACCAGATCGACTCGAAGCGCACCATCACCATCGAAGGCGCTCTGCCCGCGACCAGCCTCATCGGCGAAGCCAATTCCGTCACGCAGGACGAAGTCACCTTCGGAACTGCGATCACCGTCACGCCGTACAAGTACGCGACGCGCCTCACGATCTCGCAGGAGTTCATCGAGGACGCCATCGGCAACAACGGCATCGGCAGCGGACTTGCCTACTGCGCCGACAAGTGCGCGATGTCGATCGCGCTCAAGCAGGAAGAGGCGTTTACCATCGGCTCGGGCAGCTCGGCTCCCCAGGGCTGCATGGGTTCGGGCATGAACTCCGCGCTCGTGTCTGCCTCTCAGGTCACCGACCTCGGCGGTACCGCGATCACGACGGTGACCGCCGACAACATCATCGACACGTACCACCTCGTTCCGCCGGAGTACCGCATCGGCGCGAACTTCTCGTGGCTCTTCCACGATACGTTCCTCAAGGTCGTGCGCAAGCTCAAGTCGAGCCTCGCGGGAACCTCGACCGCCGGCTACACGTCCACCGACTACATCTGGACTCCCGGCACTTCGGGCGTGAACTCGATGGTCGGCAACTTCCCGGGCACGCTCTACGGCACCCCGTACCGCATCGCGAAGTACGCTCCGACCGCGACCGCGAACAACAACGTGTTCGCGCTGATCGGAAACTTCGACTACTTCGAGATCTTCGACCGCACCGGCATCACGAGCCTCGTTGATCCGTACAGCGAGAGCGCGACCCACCAGGTCAACCTCATCGTCTACACGCGCACCGACAGCCGCATCATGCTCGCGAACGCGTTCGCCGCGATCACCTGCTGACCTATCTTCTCCCCCATGGGCTTTGCGCGGGAAACCGCGCAAAGCCTTTTGATGAGCGTACCTCTCTCAACCATCAAGTCGGCGCTACGCATCGACTACGACGACGACGACACGGAGCTCGTGCGGCTCCGCGAGGCGGCGATCTCGTTGATAGAGAGGCGCACGTCGCTCACGCTCACGCCGCAGACGCTGTACCTGTACCTGTCGCAGTTCAAGGACACGCTTGTCCCCGGCAGCCCGTACACCTCGGCGACGAGCGTCACCTACAAGGACGTGTCGGGCTCGACCGTGACGATGCCGACGACCGACTGGTGGATCGACCAGACCGACGGACCGATGCCGATGCTGAGGTTCCTGCAGGTCCCGTCCATCAAGGACGGCACCGCGATCACATTCACCTACCTCGGCGGCTACGCGACGCTTCCGAACGAGGTCACCCACGCGGTGATCGCGCTCGTCGGCGGCTGGTACAACAACCCCGAGGCGTGGCAGCCGATCGGCCTGCAGGCGGTCCCGTTCACGCTTGAGTACATCATCGAGGCGATCTCGAACAGGAGCCCGCTCCGATGATCAGCGGCGGACGCCTCCTGTTCTCCGCGACCGTCAAGCGGGCGTCGACCTCGACCGACGCGCTCGGCCGACGCACGAACACCTTCTCGACCGCCGGCGACTGCCGCTGCGACCTGCGCAGCTCGGGCAACAGCGAGCAGAACTACGCCGACGGCGTCGCGAACGTCATCAACTGGGAGGTGCGCGTCCGATGGCCGAACGTCGCCCGCCTCGGCATCACGACGCTCGACCGTCTTAGCATCGACGGGAAGACGCTCCGCATCAACGCGATCACGAACCTCGACATGGCCTACCGCGTGGCGGTCATCGACTGCACGGAGGTCAATTGATCGAGTCGACCATCATCACATGGATCGGCACGGGAACGACAGCCGACGACCGCGTATCCGTCGGGTCGCGCCTGCAGTCGACCGATCTTCCGGCGATCGTTGTCGAGATACCAAGCGGACAGTACGCCGCGATCGGAACCTCGTTCTCGACCTACGAGGTCATTGTCCGAGCGGTCGCCGAGACCATGCTCGACGCGCAGTCGCTCTCGGCTGCCGCGGTTTCCGCCATCAAGTCGAGCGCGACGGCGGCATCGAAGGCCGTCATCGAGAACCAGTTCGCCACCATAGACGAGCCGATCGTCGGCGAAGGCGACGAGATGGAACCCGCGATCTGCACCGCATCACTGACCATCTATTACTGAGGACACCATGGCATCACCCACAACCGCAGCCAGCGTCAAGTTCGGAGCCACCACGCTCTCCGCCGTGGCGTCGGCGACAGCCAACGTCTCCGAGTCGCCGATCGACATCACCGACGTTGGCTCGACCTACAAGAAGATGACTGCCGGAATCCTCGAGGGTTCCGTGGACCTCGAGCTTTTCTGGGATTCGAGCGCCACCGGACACTCGACCATCACGACCGCGCTCAGCGGCACGGGACTCATCTCGTCCGTAGAGGTCATCTGGGCGACCGGCAAGTCGATCAAGGGCGACGGCATCGTAGAGAACCTCAAGATCAGCGTCGCACCCAACGGAGTCGCGCAGGCGTCCTGCTCGATCCGCTTCGCCAACGGCGCCATCACCATTACCTCATGATCGCAGCACTACTCGCCAAGCCCCACACGATCGAGTTCCGCGGCGAGCGGATCACGGTCCGCCGTCCGACCGTGGCGGACCTTGTCGCCTGCGTCGACGCCGGCGAGCGCGGTCTCTTCCTCCCCGCGTGGATGGTGCTCAACCATGTGATGGACGGCGACTCTCCCGCGTTCGAGTCGATCGAGCAGGTGATGCGCCTGGACGGTCCGTCGGTCATCGAGCTCGGACAGGAGATCGACAAGCTGTATTCGGAGGGATTGGACTCACGTCGGCTGCCCGCGAAATCCTGCGAGCAGCCGTGATCGAGGTGGGGCTCGAAGCCCCTGTAGCGGTCTTCAACGGCCTGCACGGCCACAAGGCGATGGCTTTCGATGTCCAGCAACAAGTTCACCGTCTTATGCGAGGTCTCGGGCAGGGACATTGACGCCGTCAATGCCCGGCTCAAGGACCTCGGCCGCGACGGCGCAGCGAAGGCGATGAAGAGCGGGTTCCGCAAGTGGACCAACTTCGCCAAGAAGCTGATGGTCGCGAACGCACCGTTCGGGCGACCGGGCGCGTCGGAGAAGGTGCGCGGGCAGTCGCGGATCAACGTGCACATCCGCAACAACGTCGCCACGAAGATCAAGGGCTTCTCGAAGGGTCGCGTCGTCTGGGCCGCCGTCGGCATCAAGGAGAAGCGCGGAACGTACGACACGCCGCACTGGTACCTCCGCTGGGTCGAGTTCGGGCACCAGCTGAAGCGCAAGCCGACGACGAATGAGGCGAGCCTCCTCAAGTCGCGCGGCGAGATCATCAAGAAGAATACGACCGTCAGGTACGGCCATGTGAAGGGGTCGCACTTCATGCAGCGCACCTTGAACATGGCCGAGATGCGCCTGCTCCCCATGCTGAACGATGCGATCGACAAGCAGATCGACAAGGAGATCGGACGTGGCTAAGGTCTCGAAGGTCAATATCGCGATCACGGGCGACAGCAGCGGACTCGCCAAGGCGTCCGACGATGCCGTCAAGAACCTGCGCCGCGTCAGCGCGCAGACGGAGAAGACCCAGAAGAGCTTCTCCGACTTCAAGGGCAAAGCAAACCTGGCCGTGGAATCCCTCGCCAAGTTCGGCATCAAGGGAAGCGGGCTAGGTCTCCTCGGAGGCGCCAGCGGGCTCCTCTCGATGGGCATGACTGGTCTTGCCCTCGGAGCCGGCGGACTCGCCCTGAGCGCGGGCTACGCGCTCACGAAGGAGCTCCTCGGGGCCATCGCCGACATCCCCGCGGAACGCAAGGCCGCGATCGACGCACTGCACCAGCAGCAGATCATCGGCGGCAAGAGTCTTGGCGAACTCGGATTCACCCGCCGCATCGCCGAAGGTCTCGCGATGCAGCCCGCTCCGACCGCCGCTACCGGAATGGGATTCAGCCGCGGCCTCGCGCTCGGATTCGGATCGGAGAACACGGCTGCGGGTCGGCTCGCAAACCGTGCGGTCAACCAGCTGCCTGGCGCCTTCGGAATCGCGGCCGGCACCGTCCTCGCCGGCGGCGGCATCGACGCGGGATTGAGCAAGGGCACCGAGGCAGTGCTGGGCGAAGGTGCAGGCAATACGCTCGGAACGGGCCTCAGCATCTACTACGACACCATGTCCGTCTGGAACAACATCAAGAGCTGGTGGTCCAAATGAGCGTAACCAAGACGATCACGATGCAGGGATGGTCGGAGAATGGGATGTCCAAGGGGCAGATCTTCGTCATGTCATGGCGAGTGGTCTCCGATGCCGACCTCAGCGTCGACAAGGCAGCGGACATCGTCACGATCCAGAGCGCCACCTGCGGCGAGATCCTCAGCCCTCTCCCGGCGGTCACCTGGGCTACGTCGGCGCTCAACACGACGCTCCGCCTGCGCAAGTACGACATCCAGCCCGTGATCGGAGGCAAGGCCCGCGTCTTCGACGTGAAGGCCACCTACGACTCGGAGTACGTCTGGGCGAAGGCGACCGGGCTCAACAAGCTGATCCTTCCCGTCGAGGTCGAGATGGAGGCGGGCGAACGCACCATGCAGGTGTGGCGCAACCCGTCGTTTGGAACGCAGCCGGCGGCGAACCTGAACTCGACCGCCGACATCGGCGGGACGAAGGTCGACGAGGCGGGAAAGCCCGTCGAGTGCCGCGTGCCGACGATGTCGATGCGGATCTCGCTCGTGCACGACGTCTCGAACTCCACGACGGGCACGCTCGTCAGCATCTACGACAAGATCAGCACCGTCCGTGGAACATGGAACACCTCGTCGTTCCTGCACTGGGCTGCAAACGAGGTCTTCTGCACGGCAGCCAACGTCTCCCACATCCGCGACGAGTACTACCGCGTGTCCTACTGCTTCGTGTGGGATCGGTTCTACGACTGCACCCAGCTCCCGCAGATGGACAACGAGGGGCACATCTACGGCGACGGATCCGGGCACGCCAAGAACGTCTACTGGAAGAGCATCAACCGCTCGACCTCCAACCACAACATCATATTCAACACGCTTCCCGACGCCGCAGTCGCCACGCAGATCGCACTCGAAGGCTCGTACCTGACCTACCCATGAACCGATCGACGCACAACAGGATCAGGAACGCCTCGATCGGTGCTGCCAAGGCCGACGCCGAGCGGACGCAGCGCACGCTCCAGCAGCGCGTGCCGCACCTGCTCGCCAAGATCGACTCCTACACGGCGATATCGGGAGCGGTCAACCGATGGCTCTACAACTGGACCATCGCCGAACTGCAGCCGACGACCGTCGGAACTGGTCACGACTTCGCGAAGCGCACGGGCGAGCTCTGGCACACCGGGCAGGCGCTCAACGTCTGCGAGGCGGCGAACACTTCGACATTCGTCGGACCGAACGTCCAGGTCTCGAACATCCCGACGGGCTTCGCCGTGAAGCCTGTGGAGGGCTTCGTCCTCATCTATCCGACGCATAGAGCCAATGTCTCGGGCGCCGGTGGCGAGATCATGTGGCTCTTCTACGCCGCGAACTCAATCGACGGAACCTGCTAATGGCCGCGAACTACGACATCACCATTGAACAGGGCGCGACGTTCACGTTCAGCGTCACCGTGACCGCCCTCAACCTGACGGGCTATACGGCGCGAATGCAGGGCCGCACGAGCCACGCGAGCCCCGACAAGGTGTTCAACCTGACGAGCAGCGGAGGCGGCCTGACGGTCACGGCCGCCACGAACTCGATCATCCTCGTGACGATCTCGGCGACGGCCACGTCAGCCATCTCCGCGCCTTCGAGCGGCGTCTACGATCTTGAGATCGAGAGCGGAAGCGGCGTCGTCACGCGGCTACTGCAAGGCACCTACCAGGTAACTCCCGAGGTCACCCGATGAGCGACGTAACGGTCAGCGTCGTAAACCAGGTCGTCACGGTCTCGCCGTCGACGCAGGCGCTCACCGTCACCGTTCCTTACTCGAACACCGCGACGGTCTCGGCGCTCGACGATCTCAGCGACGTGGCGCTTGTTGGAGTCGGCAACGGCTACATCCTGCGCCACAACGGAACGGCGTGGAGCGGTGTCCCAGGATCGACCTACTTCGCGGCCGCGAGCCACACCCATGCTCAGTCGGATGTCACGGGACTAGTGGCATTCGTGTCGAGCACCAACAGCACGCTGTTGGATCAAGCCGACATGATCAGCCAGGCGCAGTTCGATATTTCGACCTTGCAGAGCGCGTATCCCGCGCTGAGCAACCTGTCATCGATCAGGACGAGCACGCTATCAATCACGTCGTCGTGGCTCACGATGGGTGACCTGACGCTCACTGCAGGAACCTGGCTCGTGCAATCGACCTGCACCGCGCAGCACTCGACGGGAACGGCACTCATCGCCACCAAGCTTGCGACGGCGGCGACGGGAGGCACGATCTACGCGAGCACCGAAGCGCGCACCGCCGCGTCAAACAAAAACCTCTCCATCAGCTGCCAAGCCATTGTGACCGTTACAGGCTCGACCACCGTGTCGCACTACGTCACGAGCGACACGGCATCGGGCGGAACCGTTCAGTATCAGACTTCGATTGCTTCCGGCGCGCTTGCGTCGGGAGCCACGCAGATCACCGCAGTACGCATCGCATAAGGAAATCACCATGCCCACTGGAAACAAGTTCATCAGCATCGCCGCGAACACCGGAAGCGCAGTCGCGTTTGACTCGACCGACACGAACAACAAAGACGTGCACTTCTCCTGCTCGCTCGCCTCGTATGTGGTGTTCGAGCAGGCTGATGCAACCGCTGCGGCAAGTGCCATCGGAACGAATCCCGTCACGTGCGCCGCCGGTTTCGTATACACGTTCTACGGCATCAAGCCGAGCACCACGTGGGTTCGTTCGCAGAGCGGTAGCGCTACCGCCGGCTCCTTC